CAGAAGTATACTATAGCTTCAGATGCAGCAGTAGCTAGTTCAGTTCCTGCAGCTCACGTGAAGTTTATGGAAACTTTCTCAGTGTATGCAAATACAGGTGGAAGTACTTCAACTGGTAAATCAACAACAACTCTTGACATCGGTGCAACTAATGCAACAACACACTCTTGGAGACTATTAAGAAGTGCTGAGGAAGTTGAAAACAGCGACCTTACAGCAGCTTATTGTACTTTAGAAGTTGTTCAGAACTTGTCCGAGTTTGTCGGAACTGGAACATAATAGGAGCATAATAACATGGCTATATCACGAGCACAGCTAGTGAAAGAACTAGAACCAGGTTTGAATGCACTATTCGGCCTGGAGTACAAAAGGTATGAAAATCAGCATGCTGAAATTTATACAACAGAATCATCTGACAGAGCTTTTGAAGAAGAAGTGATGTTAAGTGGTTTTGCAAACGCAAACGTTAAAGTGGAAGGATCAGGCGTTGCTTACGATGAAGCGCAAGAAACTTACACTGCACGTTACACACATGACACACTTGCTTTAGCATTCTCAATAACTGAAGAAGCTATTGAAGACAATTTGTATGATAGACTTGCGTCTAGATATACAAAAGCTTTAGCAAGATCTATGTCTAATGCTAAACAAGTTAAAGCTGTAACACCTTTAATCGATGGTCTTCCTTCAACAGATGGCTACGATTCAGGTGATGGCGTTTCATTGTTCAACACTTCACACACAACTGTAAGTGGAACAAACGTTAAAAACACTTTAACTACGCAAGCAGACTTAAACGAAACATCATTAGAGCAAGCATTGATTGACATTGCTGCTTTTACTGATGAGCGTGGATTAAGAGTCGCGGCAAGAGGAGTGAAAATGATCATTCCTTCAGCTAATCAGTTCAACGCTGAGAGATTGATGAAATCTCAAGGTAGAACTGGAACAGCAGATAATGATATCAATGCTGTAGCGTCTATGGGAATGATTCCTCAAGGATACAGAGTGAATAATTTCTTAACTGACTCTGACAGTTGGTACATCATTACTGATGTCCCTAACGGTATGAAAATGTTCCAAAGAGCAGCATTAAAAACTGCTATGGAAGGTGATTTCGATACTGGCAACGTTAGATACAAAGCTAGAGAAAGATACTCATTTGGAGTATCAGACTTTAGAGGTATCTTCGGTGTTGAGGGTGCGTAATCCAAAATAAATTTGTGGCGGGACATAGTTCCGCCACATTTTACAAATAAGGTAAGAAATATGAGAAAATTCCTAGTAAAAATATGGGCTTATGATCACTATGCTTCTTTTAAAATAGAAGCAGAGGATAATGCTCAATCTATAGAAAAATCCATCCTTGACAAAATTGGAGAAAAGAGTATAGTTTGGGAATCAACGGGAATGTTTAGAGATATTCCCAATAGAATAACCTATGAGGAGGTTATCGATGTTACAAGACCTGTACAAACAGAAAAGGTCCTTGGAGTTGAGGTGGCAGTCTGAGTATGAGCAAAATGGAAAATATACTCTGGATATGGTCAAAATTGATAGTACTATTAGAGATATTATCACTGAGATCAAACTCGAAGAATCTAAAATCGCTGATAGAGAAAATAAAATCAACGATATTGCCCCCCAAGTTTCTGTGGCTACTTAGATAAACGCCACATCGCTGAAATCGTATATTTCTGTAAGGATATCTTGCACTCTACTAAAAATTCATATATAATTTAATCACTATACAATTAATTAAGAACATAGACGAGTATAGTCGACGGCCTAGAGACTATGTTCAGAAACTAGGAGGATAATTATGGCAAAAACAACTTTTTCAGGTCCAGTAAGATCTGAAGATACATTTAAAACAGTCAGTAAAGCGGCATCTACTGGAACGATTACTGAAGTCATCACTTTAGGTGATGGACCTGTTACATTGGGAGATGAAGATAAAACTCTCACTAATGCTACACATAGTGGAAGACTACTTGTAGTTCCAGCGATCACAGCAAATAGAACAATTACATTACCATCACCTGTTGCTGGTGCACACTTTAAATTTATTTATGGTGGCGCTGCAGAAGAAACAGAAAACCTTATCTTTGATACAGGTGCTGATGCTAATTACTTCATTGGTGGCGTTGTTCATGCAGATTCAAATGCTGATAACGTAACTGTTTATTCTGATGGAAACTCCAACTCTACCTTAACTCTTACAGACTTTGGTGGTATGGAGATTAACATTTTAGCTAAAGACAGTACTAATTGGCTAATTTGGGGCTTCTCAGAAGGTGCAGATGCACCTGCATTTGCAGATCAATAATAACTAACTTTATGATGGGGCTTCGGCCCCATCTAGTAATCTTAATTAAGGAGGGATTATGGCAGACACAGTAACAGGACCAACTATCTTGCAAGAAAATGATGCAAGGGTTGTTATTAAAATAGTAAATCAATCAGACGGATCAGGTGCAACAACTGTATTTGGAGATGTTTCTGCAATGGCAACAAATAACGAAGGTTCTTCTTGTGCACACTTAGTATTACAAAGAATATGGTTTTCTTGTCAAGGCGGTGATGGTGGAGATTCATACGCACGTTTAGATGAAGAAGATGACGATGGTGATATTCCAATTATCGGTTTAACAGGATCAGGCTATTGGGATTTTAGAGAATTTGGTGGAATTAAAACCGACAAATCAGCAAATACTAATGAAAGTGATGTTAACTTTGTGGTTCCAAGCACAGCCGATGCTGCGAACATGTATACGGTTATAGCAGAATTTAAAAAGTTATATTCTGATTAGGAGGTAGAGCATGGCTAATACTACTTCTGGAACAGTAACGTTCGATAAAACATTTGCTGTTGATGAAATTATACAAGAAGCTTACGAGAGACTTGGTATTTCAGCAGTAAGTGGTTATCAGTTAAAATCAGCTAGAACATCTTTAAATCTTTTGTTCCAGGAATGGGGCAACAGAGGCTTACATTATTGGCAAGTAGCTGAAACTAATATTGATTTAATTGAAGGACAAGCTGAATATACTTTCTATAGAGCAAGTAGTGATGGTACAAGTTCCGTGACAACTGCTCCAGCAAGTGTTTATGGAATGGCTGATGTATTAGAAGCAACATACAGACAAAATAGAACACAAACAACTCAATCTGATTCTTCAATGACCAAAATAGCAAGATCAGCTTATTCTGCTTTATCAAGTAAATTATCTAAAGGAACACCTTCTCAATATTTTGTACAAAGATTTGTAGATAAAACTACTGTTACAGTTTATCCAACACCAGACTCAACAGCGGCTTCTAAAGACATGCATATTTATTATGTAAAAAGATTAGAAGATTTTGATGCAACATATACAGATGCATCAAATGCTCCATATAGATTTATGCCTTGTTTAGTTTCTGGATTAGCTTTTTATTTATCACAAAAATTTACACCACAAAGATCACAAGAATTAAAACTTTATTATGAAGATGAATTGGCACGTGCCCTGTCAGAAGACGGATCTGCAGCAAGCACTTATATAACTCCGAAAAATTATTATCCGAATATATAATGGCATACGCAAGAGGAAAACACGCAAAAGCAATATCTGATAGATCAGGAATGGAATTTCCATATAATGAAATGGTTAAAGAATGGAATGGTATGTTTGTTCATAAATCTGAATTTGAACCAAAGCATCCACAATTAGAACCAAAACCACATGGTGGAGATGCCCAAGCTTTGGAGAATGTAAGATCAGATAGAACTGAAAATGATGTAGCACAATTATTGCCCCATGATCCATTTACCACGTACGCGGCTTCATCAGGAATTATAAATGTATATGCACCAGATCATGGTTTAACAAATGAAGATACTTATAGATTTAGAGGAGCACCAACAGTTTCAAATGGTTCTGCAGGATATGGTAATCCAGGCAGCTTTGATGGTATAGCGGGTTCCAATATTGCAAAAGCAGCTGGGTATGCTATTACTACAGGCAAGTATGTTAGTGGTAGTAGAGACACAGATGAAACTGACAATTGGTTTTATTTTACAGTTGATACAAACACTGCAACAGCAGGTAGCGTGAAAGGAGGAGGGTTTCCAGTCTCAATAGGACCAGCAACTCTTAGTGCATAATGGTTAATAAATTTCATAAAAGTTTCCAAGTTGGAAAACAAATCTATAGTAAGTTAGCAAAAAGCAAAAAGAAGACTGATGCTGAAGAACATTTTGATACTGTATACAAATTAGATAAGACAGGTAAAAAAGATAAAATTATTTCTAGTATGAATGAAGTTATGAAAAGAAAAAAACATAGTGCTAGTCCATCTATGGTTGATAGATATCATGAAGTTATGACCAGTGATTCTAAGTATACAAAAGAATATTGGAAGAAAAAAGAAGGTAAAAAATAATGGCCGGATTTACATATTCAACACTTACAACAGCAATTGGTAACTATACTGAAGTTGGTACTTCTGTATTATCTAGTACTATTACAGATCAGTTTATAGATAATTCAGAATTAAGAATTTTTAGAGATGTTCCAATTGATGCTGATAGAAAAGAAGTTATAGGCAATTTAGTTGCTTCAAAAGATAACATTAATGTACCAGCAGGTACATTATTTGTAAGAGGCATACAGGTTTATACTTCAACAACAGCTGCAACTGGAGCTAATAGTTGGTTACAAAAGAAGGATATTAGTTATTTAAGAGAATTTGATGCAGCAGAAACTACTACTGGAACTCCAAAATATTATGCAATGTCTGGAGGAGCTACAGGAGCAGGAGCCGCTTCATCAGGAAAAGTTACAATTGTACCTACTCCTAGTTCAGCATTTATGTACAAAATGCATTACAATTCTAGACCTTTAGGATTGAGCTCAGCAAATACTACAACTTATCTTAGCACTAATTTTGGAAATGGACTTTTATATGCATGCTTGGTAGAAGCATTTAGCTATTTAAAAGGACCGATGGATATGTTACAATTATACGAACAAAAATATCAAACTGAAGTTCAGAAGTTTGGTGCAGAACAAATAGGGAGACGAAGACGAGACGACTATACTGATGGTGAGCCACGTATACCAGTCAACGTTCCGTCACCGTAAGGAAAAACAATGGCTAATAAATATCATACTCAATTAAGAAATAAAGAATCAGCAAAAATATTTAAACTTGCTGATCCAATAGGTGCTAGAAATAAAGCTTCAAAAGAGATATTTAAAAAAGCTAAAGGTGTAA